AAAGAATTTGGGAATGACGGAAAGGCAAAAGATTTTTGCAGATCATTATATCATTTCATTAAATGCTACGGAAGCTTATTTTAAAGCTTATCCAAAGACTAAGAATGAAAGATCAGCACAAGCGAATGGAAGCCGGTTGCTATCAAATGATAAGGTAAAAGCCTATATAGATGAACGGCTTGAAAAGCTAAAATCTGAACGCGTCGCAGATCAACAAGAGGTGTTAGAATTTCTTACCGCTGTAATGCGTGGTGAAGTCACTGAACCGCTTTTGGTCCTAGATGGTGAAGGGTATCAAAGAGTTGTCGAAGCAAAACCATCAGTAGCAACTAGGCGGGCTTCAGCGGTGGACCTTGGTAAGCGTTACGGCTTGTTTGTGGATAGGCAAGAAATCACTCAACGGGTGGTAGAAATTGAGCTGGGAAGCTGGGAAGATGAAGAAACCACAGATTAAGATAAAAATCAAAAACCCCAGCCGTGTTTTCAATAAGCATATATACGACCACTTGACCGACTACGACACCTTCACAGAAATCCACTATGGCGGTGCTTCCAGCGGAAAAAGTCATGGAGTAATTCAAAAGATAGTATTCAAGAGCCTTCAGCCTTGGAAGCACCCAAGGAAGGTTCTTTTTTTGCGTAAAGTTGGATCAAGTGTTTATGATTCAATCTTTGAAGACGTCAAACAATGCTTGGAAACGTGGGGTCTGCTTGGTGCTTGTAAGGTTAATAATTCCGCTTACCGGATAGAGTTACCAAACGGCGCCCAATTTATTTTCAAAGGGTTAGATAACCCGGAAAAGATCAAGTCAATTAAGGGGATTTCAGATGTAATCATGGAAGAAGCTTCCGAATTTACTTTGGACGATTACACACAATTAACCCTACGGTTACGGGATAAGAAACACCCTAAGAAGCAGATCTATTTGATGTTTAACCCGGTATCTAAGGTTAATTGGGTATATAATGCCTTCTTTGTGAAGAAGCCCAAAAATACCGTTATCTATCAAACGACATACAAAGATAACCGTTTCTTGGATGAAGTCACAAAGGAGAATATTGAGGAACTAGCGAACCGGAACGAGGCCTATTATAAAATTTACGCCCTGGGGGAGTTTGCAACACTAGACAAGCTTGTATTTCCAAAATACAAAAAGCAACTCTTAAACAAGGAAGAATTAAAACAATTCCCGTCTTATTTTGGCCTTGACTATGGTTTTATAAACGACCCTAGCGCCTTTATGCACATTAAAATTGATGATGAAAATAGGCGCTTGTATATCGTGGAAGAATATGTAAGGAAAGGCCTTACTAATGACAAGATAGCGGAAGCAATAAAAGCCCTTGGATATGCTAAAGAAATTATTAGGGCCGATAGTGCTGAAAAGAAATCTAATCAGGAATTAAGAAATTTAGACATTCCACGGGTGATTGATGTTATGAAAGGCCCCGGATCAGTTATGCAGGGGATTCAGTACATTCTACAATATGAAATTATCGTGGATGAAAGATGTGTAAAGACTATTGAGGAATTAGAGAATTACACTTGGAAGAAGGACCGGGCAACTAATGAATACATTAATGAACCGGTGGACAGCTATAACCACTGTTTAGACGCTATGCGCTACGCTATTCAAGATAGAATTTTCCAAGCTAAGAAAGAATTAGACGTTAATAAGACGATTTCAAAAGTTAACCGATTATTTAGAAGGTAGGTAGAAAATGGATCATGTAAATGAATTTGAACACGGTTTAGATATTGAGGTAGGAACTAGAAGCGATTCACTACGCTTTGATAGTATTTCAAATGAACCGTTTAGATATTCTTCTAGTGAAGCACTACTAGAAACCCCTGAAGGGAAGAAAGCTTTGAAAGATATGTTAGGCGTGTTCTTTGATAGTCAGAAAAAGCGCTTGCGTATTTTGGCTTCTTACGCCAAAGGAGAAAACCACAGCATTTTATACGGTAAGCGCCGGCTGGATAAAGAAAAAGCTGATTACCGGGTAAGGCACCGCTGGGGTGGTTATATTTCCAGCTTTGCTACTTCCTACGTTATCGGGAACCCCGTTACCGTGGGAGTGCTGGAAGGTGGGAATAAAGACCAGCTTCAGGCTATCAAGGAAATTGAATGGAATAATGATATTAACGCCCTGAATAATGATCTAGCCTTTGACGCTTCAGTTTATGGCCGGGCTTATGAATATCACTTCCGTGACCGGGATAATATGGATCGGGTTGTCTTGATCAGTCCGCTTGAAATGTTTGTAATTCGTGACTTAACGGTAGAACAAAACATAATCGGGGCGGTTCACCTTCCAATCTATAACGGAATGGTAAACATGACGGTGTACACCAAAGATCAGGTAATCACCTATAAACCTTTTGTCCATTATTCACCTAGCCTTAAAGTGGATGAAATCACCAAACACAACTACAACGATATTCCGGTTGTGGAATGGTGGAACAATCGCTATAGAATGGGCGACTATGAAAGTGAGATCTCCCTGATTGACGCTTACGACGCTAGCGAATCAGACACAGCTAACTATATGAGTGATCTCAATGACGCCATGTTATTGATTAAGGGGGACTTGGAAGCTATCGGGGCAACGGCTGACAATGTAGCCAAAATGAAGGACGCTAATACGCTACTACTTCAAACCGGAATCAACGCAACGGGTCAGCAAACGACAGCGGACGCCGGGTATATTTACAAACAGTATGATGTAAGCGGAACGGAAGCTTATAAGAACCGTTTGGCGAATGACATTCACCGCTTCAGCCGTATTCCTAACCTAGATGATGATCGCTTCAATTCCACACAGTCCGGAATTGCCTTGCTTTATAAGATGATCGGGCTGGAACAGGTACGCAAAGACAAAGAAACATACTTTACTAAGGCTTTGCGCCGGCGTTATGAATTGATCAGCAACATTCATAAGGCTGTTAATGGTCCGGTAATCGAAGCGAACAAGCTGACCTTTACTTTTCACCCTAATATTCCTCAAGATGTTTGGACTGAAATCAAGGCTTACATTGAAGCGGGTGGGGAAGTATCACAAGAAACCCTACTTAATAACGCAAGCTTTACCGATTATGAAACGGAAATTGACCGAATCAAGAAAGAAGAAGGCGCAAGCGATTTTGAAAGAACGAAAAGCGTAGGTGTGGCGGATGAATCTGAAGATAGCGGACAATAGGAGATACAACGCGGAAAGGAAAGCCCAGACCGCTTTGATGAAACGGGATTTAGAGCGTGAAAGAATCTTGGTTGAAATCTATCAGGAATCTTATGAGCGCCTACAAGCCCAAATAGACCGCTTTTATATCAATTATGCCGGCCGTGAAGGTTTAACCAAACAGGAAGCCATGAAACGGGCCGACAAAATGGACGTTACAAAGTTCAATAAGAAAGCCTATAAAGCCGTTAAAGAAAAAGACTTTTCACCAGCTACTAATGAATGGTTAAGAGTTTACAACTTGAAGATGAAAGTAAGCCGGCTTGAACTCCTAAAGGCTGAATTAGACTTGGAAATACAAAACCTAACAGCGGAAACCTATGAAATGTTTGATCAGGCCCGTAGAAGCGAAATACTAAGCGAATTTGAGCGCCAAGCGGGGATTTTGGGTAATTCATCCAAGGGAGTGAAAAAGCGCCTAGAAGCGATTCTAGACGCTGATTTTTACGGCGAATCTTTCTCTAACCGTGTTTGGGGTAAGACGGGCTTACAACAAACTTTACAAAAGGATGTTTTTGCTTCTCTTAACCGTATTTATACGGATATGATGGGGTATAAACAGGAACGGGACAGGCTAGCTAAGAAATACGGCGCTAGCCGGTCAAGTGCTGAAAGGTTGATCAAGACGGAAATAGCCCGAATCAATGCAGATACACAAAAAGAAATGCTGGTGGATGGTGAGTTCACACATTTTATTTTTGTAGCTGAACCGGGAGCGTGTGAAATATGCGCCCCTTTGGACGGCAAGGCCTTTCCGGTTGATGAATTGGAAAAGGGCGTGAATATGTACCCTATGCACCCAAACTGTAGGTGCTCAGGCTATGGACATATTGAACTAAAATATAAAAAGGGCGGTAGCACCTTAAACGATTTTAAACTAAATGAAGAAGATGAAATTTAGAATTTCACCTTCTTTTTTTCTTTGTCCAAACCGTGCTGAAGACGTTAAAAGTTGCATGAGTTCGGGGGGGTTGCCCG